TCTCCTGGCGGTGACGCAACATTGGGCACTTTGATGTATTGCGCCGCTCTGTGGCGCTCCAGAGGGTCAATAGAGGCAACCTACGCCACGTTTGACGGCATGGGTTCGGCACCACAGCAAAGCCTGACCCCGATCGTCAAGCAGCTGCTTGGCATCCCCCGTCCAGCGGTTGCCTGATGTCGTACACCGACCTGTTTAACGAAGCGATTGACGATGTCACAGCAACGCTAACCGCTGTGTCTGGACTCCGTGTAATAAATGACCCAACACGTCTTGTTCCTAATTCGGTTTATTTAGAAGCTCCAAGTTTTACCACGTTTGCTGGAAACGGCAACATCGTTCGCCTTGAGTTCCCGATCAAGGTCATTGGCTCTGGACCTGCAGGTCTGCCGGTACTCCGATCAATCCTTGGCATCGTCGCAAGCGTGCTTGGCTCGTCAATTATCGTCATGAGTGGCCGTCCGTCAAGCCTTGAGATTGGTGGCGCGTTGTATCCGTGCTACGACCTTGAATGCGCTATCCAAGCCCAAACCGCATAATCCACAACTAAGTAACAGCAATCATCTACTATCAGAACAGAACTTAAGGAGCAATCATGGCATCAGCAACATATCTCTCAAACCCAGTCCTCACCATCAACAGCGTTGATTTGACGGACATGTGCAGCGCAGCAACTTTGACCTATTTGGTTGAGGCTTTGGAAGACACCGCGTTCGGCACCAATTCGCGCACCTACACCGCAGGACTGGTTAACAACGAAGTGACTTTGACAATGTACGCATCGTTTGCATCAAGCGAAACCTACGCAACATTGCAGCCTTTGGTTGGCACAAAAACCATTATCACGCTTAAGCCAACATCAGCTGTGGATTCAGCAACAAACCCAAGGTTTGTTTTGACTGATTGCTACCTTGAGTCGTTGCCAGTTATCAACGCATCCCTAGGCGAGTTGTCAACCTATGACATCACGTTTATGGGTGGCGCGTTGACAATTGACGTCACTAACCCGTAACTAACGGCTCCGAGCCGACATAGGAGAAACATGAAAATCAAGTTGCAGTTAAAGCGCACGCCTGACAGCGCGCCCGAGTATTACTACACAAACCTGTTTGTGGTGACCGAGTGGGAGAGACTCGAGCGCCGCAACATTCAGCAACTATCAACGCAACCGCTTTACAGCGATTACTGCTGTTGGATGCACACCATATTGAAACTTAAAGGCGAGCAAATTGGCGACAGTTGGCGCGAATGGATTAGCAAAAACCCAGAGCTGGAGATCATTCCGGTATTGGATGAGACTGACCCAAACCCTACGGACGCGGCACCTACCGCCGCCAATTAGCAGAGATTTTAGTTGCGGTCGGTTGGTGGCCTAGCAACATTGTGTTTGACGCTCGAGATGTAGCAACTGTCATTAAAGTGCTTAACGAGGCAAACAAGAAAAGAAGGTAGTTATGGCAGTCCAGGCAAACATTGAAGTTGCTGGCATTAAGGACGCCCTAAAGACCCTCAACAAAATTGACAAATCTTTGCGCCGAGAAATTACGAGGGACTACAAGGGCATTGTGCAAAATGTAGTTGACGACGCATATCAGGCCATTCCGTTAAAAGAACCTTTAAGCGGTTGGGCAAGAAAATGGGCTCCAAAAGAATACGAGATATTTCCTTGGAGCAATAACAACCAGGTCAAAGCAATGATTAACACAAAAAAGGTTAAAGAATACGCAGGGCAAAATGTCAACCTTGCAACCTTTGTTGTTAAATGGACAAACCCAGACGCTGGCTTGTTTGACTTCTTAGACAGCGGTGTTATGGGCTCACGTCTTAACGCCAAGTTTGGTCAGCCGTCACGAGTAATGTGGAAAGCATGGGAGCGCAACAAGGACGACGTCAACGCACGAATGACCGACCTGGTGAAGCGCGTCATGGATAAGACCTCACAGGAGCTCATGTAATGGCTGTAGTACTCCCGATCGTTTCAGAATTTGACGGTAAAGGAATTAAGCGCGCAATCGCCCAATTCAAGCAATTAGAAACCACAGGCGAAAAAGCCCAGTTTGCAATCAAGAAAGCGGCGGTGCCGGCAGCTGCAGCGCTTGCAGGTTTAGCCGTTGCATTAGGCGACGCAACTAAGGCTGCAATGGAAGATCAGCAAGAGCAGGCGGCGTTAGCGCTTACTTTGCAAAATGTGACTGGCGCGGGTGCTGCACAGACCGCACAGATTGAAGAACAAATATCGGCGATGAGTCGAGCGTCTGGAATTGCGGACAGCGATTACCGCAAGAGCCTTGAGGCTTTGGTTCGCGGTACCAAAGATGTCGACTTGGCTATGAAGGACATGAACCTTGTCATGGACATCAGCACGGCGTTGCAGATGGATTCCAGCACCGTTGCAGACGCGCTTGCCAAGGCATACCAGGGCAACTTTAAGGCGCTGCGATCATTGACCCCAGAGATGGCAACAATGATTAAAGAGGGCGCGAGCCTTAACGAAGTCATGGACGTGCTGGGTGGAACCTTTGGCGGTGCTACCGCTGCAAGCGCGGAAACCGCAGCAGGCAAAATGAAGATTTTGTCTAACTCCATTGGCGAAACCAAAGAGTCAATCGGCGCTGCGCTCTTGCCAGTAGTCGAGGCCGTGCTTCCGATACTTAACAAGTTCGCAATGTGGGCACAAGACAACCCCAAAGCGTTTTTGGCAATTGCAGCTGCTATCGGCATAGTTGCCGCGGCGATCGTAGCCACAAACATTGCTATGGCACTCAACCCATTTAGCCTTATTGCGGCAGGCATCGCATTGCTGATTGTTGGCTTAGTTGCCGCATACAACAAATTTGAATGGTTCCGCGACGGAATTAACCTAATTGTTAACACCGTTATCGGATTTTTTGCTGGCATGGTCAACGCTGCAATTGGCGCAGTAAACGCAATTATTAGCGCGTACAACTCAATCCCATTGTTGCCAGATATTCCAAAAGCCCCAACCGTGCCGGTGCCACAACTTGGCAGAACAGCCAACACTCCCGCACCAGGCCGCATGAACATCCCTCGACTAGCCGAAGGTGGCATTGTGTCAAGCCCTACACTTGCCCTTATTGGTGAAGCAGGCCCAGAAGCCGTAGTGCCGTTAGATCGCATAAACAACGGTGGCGGAATAACAATTAACGTCACAGGCGGCCTTGCCACAAGCGCCGAGATCGGTGAGTCAGTCGTTAACGCCTTGCGCGCCTACTCGCGTAGCGCTGGACCGTTGCAGTTACAGGTGGCCTGATGCCAGGCGTATCGGTCGTTGACTCTGGCAACTATGACTTGCAAATCGCCACAGGGTTTCAGGTTGACGCGTTCGTTTTAGACGACACGCTGAAAGGCGTATTAGATAACACCGAGTATGTGCTGGACGGCACGACCGAGTTTGCCGATGTAATGGACTCGACTGTCAGCGTTAACGTGCGGCGCGGTCGCCGTGATGTGGGCGATCAGTTCAGCGCTGGCACAATGACATTTACCATTCAAGACGTGGACGGCATCTTTAACCCGTTTGACCAAAACAGCCCGTACTACGACACCCCACAAGCCAAGCCTGGGCTTGCCCCATTGCGCGAAGTCCGACTCATTCGTTACAGCTCAACCGATGTGCCTGAGTCAATCTTTTCTGGTTTTGTTATCAATTATGACTACAACTTTGCGCTTGGCGGTCTCGACAGCGTCACCGTGTATTGCGCTGACCAGTTCTATTTGCTTGCACAAACATTCCTAGACGAACTAAACGTCACTTCAGAGACATCAGGCGAACGCATAGAAACCGTCTTAGACCTGCCAGAAGTTGATTTTCCAGCAAGCGCTCGAAGCATTGCCACAGGCACGGTAAACCTTGGCCACGACAGCGCTTACACCGTGCCGGCAGGAACTAACGCGCTGCAATACCTAACCCAAATTAACGACACCGCCGAGTTTGGGCGTCTGTTTATGTCAAGGTCTGGAGTTATTACATTCCAAAACCGCATTGGCAACACGCTTAGCGCGCCAGTAGCCGATTTTCATGATGACGGCACAGGGTACAAGTTTGATGGCGTGGGCATTAGTTTTGAAGCTGATTCGGTAATCAACAGATCGGTGCTTACAGCCTTAGACGGCAAAACCGCTACCGCAACCGATGCAGGTTCTATTGCTACATATTTTATTCAGACATCAAGCATCACAAACAGCCTGCTACACGTGCAGGGAGAAATTGACACCGCAGCGTCCTACTTGCTTAACCCAGAGCCCGAACCGCGCTACACGTCCGTGGCAACCAAATATCTGATGCTGACCACAGCCCAAAAAGACACTTTGGCAACCGTGGACATTGGCGACACCATCAGCGTAGAAAAAACGTTTCCGAGCGGTACTGGCACAACCCAGTTGGCCCAAGAGCTGTCAGTTGAGGGCATCGAGCATCGGCTGGATTTCAGCACAGGCCACAGCGTCCTGTACAGCACCGCGCCAACCACGATCGTGTACGAGCTGATATTGGATGATCTCATCTATGGCGTACTTGACGCCGAAAATGTTTTAGGATAAGGAGCACTTATGGGAGTTAACGCACAAACCGCAGTTCCAGCCTTTACCGTTGGACAGGTGCTCACCGCAGCACAACAAACGCAGATCAACACAGGTATTCCTGTTTTTGCAAACACCACGGCGCGCGATGCTGCGTTTGGTGGTGCAGGCGAAAAAGTGCTTGCCGAAGGACAATTTGCTTACCTTGAAGACACCAACACGACCCAGTATTACGATTCGTCATCATGGCAAACAGTTGGCCTTACCCCTGGCATGCGTTACATCACAGGCGCATCGTTTACCGCACAAGGCACCATCTCAATGCCTGCCAGCACATTTACCACGACATACAAGACCTATCAGGTCATTTTGCAAATCACAGCTGCATCAACCGATATCGATGTTTTATGTCGAGTCAATGTTGCTGGCTCACCTAACAGTACTTCTGGCGCATATGCCTGGGGTAAAGGTGGCGTGTTTTACAACAGCGCTGCAAACGATCAAGGAAATGCAACGAGCCAAACATCGGCGCTAATCAACGAAGTACGCAACAGTAGTTACATTGCTTATGCCACAAACTCATTAATTGTTTACGACCCAGCAAACTCAGGAACAATGACAACCGCAAACGGCACTTGGGTCGGCGGAATTGATAACAACGGCATCGGCGCAACTGGTTTTTGTGGTTTTTCAATGACATCAACCGCAGCAAACGACGGTCTGACATTTGTTACCAGCAGCGGAACAATCACAGGCTTTTACCGTGTTTACGGATTCAACGAAAGTTAGGAACATGAGCGAATACACAATCCAAATTGGAACAGAAGTGCGCGACATGACCGACGAAGAAATCGCGCAACGTGACAAAGACATTGCCGAAGGCAAAGCACGCACCAAAGCAGCAACCGCACAAGCAAAACTTAAAGACGCAACAATCGCCAAACTTGGACTTACTGCCGACGAAGTAGCCGCGCTACTAAGTTAATGAGATGGCGTTACCTCATCGGCTACGTCGCGTTAATTGCGGTCGTATTGTGGGGTTGCGCGGGATGTGCTTACGACGGGTCATATCGCTACCCATGCCAAGACCCGTCAAACTGGCAAAAACCTGAATGCGAACCACCGATCTGCAACCCATCTGGAACATGCACACGGGATTTAATTTATGAGACCACGCCTTAAACCCGAAGAGCTTCACGCACGACTCATCGTTGTTGTAGGAATCATCCTTGCCAGCGTGTTTGCTATTACCGTGCTTGGCTTTGTCTATGCGCTTATGTTCGTGACCCAGCCAATAGGCCACCAAAGCCCTAACGACTCCGCATTCATAGACCTGCTCTCAACCCTGACCGTATTTATGACCGGCACGTTGTCAGGCTTAGTGGCCTCAAACGGACTAAAGTCAAAAGCAAAAGAAGGAGCCAAAGATGTTGAAGCCTAAAGACAAAGCCTTACTCGCCTCATACGGTCGCTCGGTCATTGCAGCGGTCATTGCGGTTTATTCGACAGGCAACACAAACCCAGCCGATCTAGGCAAAGCAGCGCTCGCCGCGCTTGTGCCAGTTCTTATCCGATATGTGAACCCTAAAGACCTGGCATTTGGTCGTGGCAATAGCCAAAGCTAAAGCAGGCGTTCCAAACGCACGCGACTACATAGGCAACGCGGACGGTGCATCACCAGCACCACGAGCCGGCATGAACGAATGGATAAAGCAAGCAATCGCTGCATCAAATGGCGCGCTTTGGAACAACGGGTCTTGGGGTCAACGTGACATGCGCGGGAAGCCAGGCTCATTGTCGGTGCACGCGACTGGCAGAGCTGTTGATCTGTCGTATCGCAAAAGCGAAAAGAACCCAAAAGCAGGCCGTAAAGAAGCGCTTGTCTTTATTGACAAACTGGTTGCCAATGCCAACGATCTTGGTCTGCAATGTATTTTGGATTACTACCCAGAACCACAAGGTCGAGCATGGCGTTGCGATCGGTACGCATGGCTTAAATATGACAAGCCAACAATCCACGGTGCACCAGGTGGCGATTGGTTCCACATTGAAATCACACCACAGGCCGCCGACTCGGTGATCTGGGTTAAAGCCGCATTCTTAAAGGTGTTCGGGGAAATCCCACCCAAGGCTTGACCTATCCCCTAAGGTCGAATTACCGACAAAAGGACAGGCGATGACTGAACCACAGATATTTGACTACAGCGTCTA